CCAACCGCATTCCGCAAGCTAGCAGTAGCCTAATTTAACTGAGTGCCTAGGGTTGCTCCCGATCCTAGGCATCCATTAATGGGAGTAAGGAGATGACATGCCAAGCATAATTACAGCCACCGAGTTGAGGTCTGTGCTTGGTGTGTCATCATCCTTGTATAACGATGCTTATTTAGACGGAATTATCGACACAGCAGAAAACACAATTCTGCCAATGTTAGTTACATTCAAGAGCGCAGTTCAAAAAACAGTTTTACAAGATAATGTTGCCACATTTACAACAGTTGGCGTGCACGAATTTACCGAAGGCCAATCGGTAGTTATTGCTGGTTGCTTGAGTCCATATAACGGAACTCGCACAGTATTAGCAGATAATCTTGGCGACTATACTTTTTCAGCTAGTATCACAAACGCAGATATTATTGAAGCAAATGTTATTCCAAGCGGAAGTGCCACATTAACAGGCGCATCAACTTATGTTGGAAATCAATCAGTTAAATCAGCAGTTTTCACAATTTCGGTTGAAGTATTCCAATCAAGAGTTGCAGCAGGTGGACAAATTGAAGGCGTTGATTTTACAGCTACACCATACAGAATGGGTCGATCACTTTATTCAAGAGTAATTGGAATTTTAGGGCCTTATGTAGATGTTGAAGGTATTTGTCAATAATGCCACCATCCACAATTCTTTCATCTGTTAGACAACCACTTGCAACTGCATTAGCAGGTGTTGCTGGTAATGTCTACGCTTTCGTTCCAGAGTCTGTAATCCCGCCAGCTGTTGTGTGCGTTCCGGATTCACCATATCTTGAAATTGAAACAATTGGCAAGTCATCTGTTAGATGTCGAGTTAATATGACTATCACAGCTGCGGTTGCATATAATAGCAATCCAGCATCACTCGATAATATCGAGCAATTAATAATGAGCATTCTGGCAGTTATTCCAAATGGATATATTGTCGGAGCGGTCGAAAGACCAACAGTTACACAAGTTGGAGCATCAACTCTATTGATCTCTGATATAAATGTATCTACCTATTATCAACAAACAAACTAAGGAGTCAAAGTGCCTACCACAGTAATCACGGGCAGAGATGTTACCTTCACTATCGGTGGTAACACTTTCGATGCTCAAGCAACAAGTGCAACACTAACTGGCGAAATGAATCGCCAAACCTACGAAACTTTAGATGGCAAGGCTTTTAAAGTTATCGATAACAACTTTACCTTAGCGGTAGAGATGCTAGCCGACTGGGGCGTAGCAGGATCTCTATGCGAGATTCTATGGTCAGCTTCAGAGTCAGCACCAGACACAGCAATCAGCACAGTTTTCACAGCTACATCAGGCGCAGTATTTACTTTCCAAGTATTGCCAATGTGGCCTTCAGCTGGTGGAACTGCACCAGATGCACAAACTGTATCTTTGACATTCCAAGTTATTGGAGTGCCAGCAGAAAACTTCGCTTAACAATTAGAAACGGGAGCAAAAAATGAAGTTACCAATTACAATTGAATACAGTTCAGGGGAGCAAGCAACTTATATTGCCCAACCCCCTGAATGGCGAAAGTGGGAGCAGGAAACTAAAAACATTATTGGTCAGGCTCAAGAAAAAATGGGCATTTCTGATTTAATGTTTTTGGCATACCATGCACACAAAAGAGAAGCTGCTGGAAAGCCAGTTAAGCCTTTTGAAATATGGTGTGAAACTGTAACCGATGTTCAAGTCGGTGATGCAAACCCAAAAGCCACAGAGAAGGAAGCCTAAGCAGATTATTGGTTCAGCTAGCAATAGCAACGCAAATACCAATGAGCGAATGGGTTGATGCAGACGACATAGTTACAGCAATCGAGATATTGGAGCAGAGGAATGGCGAATGAAACAATCGCATATAACAAAGCCGACCTGCGCGATATTTACAAAGCATTCAAACTTATGGATGATACTGCAACCGATGAAGCAAAGCGTCAATCTGCTGCTCTGGCGTATTATGCATCTGAAGAAATTAAAGCGGCAGCTGCAACTAGAACAAAATCTGGCATCGCAGCGCAAAGAATTGCGGATGGCGTTAGAGTCAGCAAGTCCAGCAAAATCGGTGAGTTCCGTTATGGTTTCGCATCACAAAGGTTTTCAGGTGGGGCTACGACTCAAACCTTATGGGGTGGTATGGAGTTTGGATCAAATAATTTCAAACAGTTCCCTTCATATTCTGGAAGGCAGGGCAGAGGTAGTAGAGGATGGTTTATCTATCCAACCCTTCGCAGAATTCAGCCTGAATTGATTAATAAGTGGGAAGCAGCATTTAGTAGAATTCTTAAGGAATGGGTCTAATGGCAAAAGATAATAGAACCTTAAAACTCTCAATCCTTGCCGATGTCGATGATCTAAAAAAGAAACTAGGCGAAGCAGATAAAGCCGTTGAAACTAATGCAGATAAGATAAGTGATTTTGGTAAGAAAGCTGCGTTAGCATTTGCCGCTGCTGGCGCTGCTGCAACGGCCTTTGCCATATCTGCTGTAAAGAATGCCGCTGCCGATCAAGCTGCTCAAAGAAAACTTGAGGAAACGATCAGGGCATCTACAAATGCAACTGTTCAACAAACCGCTGCCGTTGCTTCCTATATTGACAAAACTTCAATTGCTATTGGTGTAACAGATGACCAATTAAGACCAGCATTATCAAGATTAGTTAGATCAACAAACGATGTCCAAAAAGCACAAGATTTACTTAACTTAGCTTTAGATATATCTGCTGCAACAGGCAAACCATTACAAACTGTTACAGATGGTTTAGGTAAAGCTTATGATGGCAATTTTGCTTCACTAGGTCGTCTAGGTTTAGGCTTAGATCAAAACATAATTAAATCAAAAGATTTTGATAAAGTTTATAAAGAACTTACTGGAACTTTTGGTAATTTTGCTGAGAACGAAGCACTATCAACTGAAAAGCAATTTGTAAGAATTCAAATCGCAATAGATGAAGCAAAAGAATCTATTGGTGCTGCATTACTGCCAGTCGTAGAGCGTTTAGCTAAATTTGCATTAGAAACATTAGTGCCAGCATTACAGGCTGTAGTTGCTGGTCTAGTTGGCCAAAACTCAGTTGAAGCAGGTGTTACTCAGGCAACAGAAGGTGCATTCAAATTTGGTGAGCAATTAAGATCAACTATTGAATTTGTAATTAAAATTAAAGACGAACTAGTAATACTTGGTGGCATAATTGCAACAGTATTTGTGGCTAATAAAATAGTTGCATTTGTTACGGCTATTGGCACATTAGTTGCAGCTATGAAAACATTAAGAACTGCTGCTGCTGGCGCAGCTGTTGCAACTGCATTTGCAACTGGAGGAACTTCCGTTGGTGCGGCTGCTTTGGCATTAACAGCTGTGGCTGCAACTTATGGCTTAAGCCAATTTGCTGCTGGAGCTGATGAAACTGGTGCAGGTGGTTCAACATTTACTTATGGCACAGGAAACCCACAATTTGGTTTGCCGACTGGTCTTGGTGGCGGTGGCGGTGGCGGTGGTTTTGGAGCAGGTGGTGGTGCAGGTGGTGGTGCAGGTGGTGGTGCAGGCGGTGGCGGTGTTAGCACTCAAGCAGCTACTAGCTTAAAAGATTTAGCAGATAAATTATTAAGAGTTCAAGATCAATTTACCGAGCTGACATTCCAAGTTGCATCTGGTGGAGTATCCAAATCAGCTGCTCAAAAACAATTTGATGCACTTGAAGCCCAATTTAGAGTGCTTGAAAAACAAGGCAAGACACTAGCAGCTAATCCAAGTATTGTAATCAATGTATCAGGTGCATTAGATCCTGAAGGAACTGCTAGAGCTGTGGCAAATCAACTTAACAGCCAAGCAGCTAGGTCGGTAACTGCTCTAAGGGATAGATAATGTCAGCATTTACACCAGACTGGAAATTAACTGTCGGTGGGGTTAATTATACTGACATAACCATTTCAGATGTCCAACACCAAGCAGGTCGATCTGACATCTACCAACAGGCACTTCCTTCTTATATGCAAGTTACGCTGGTTGCATTAAATAACCAAACACTTCCATTTGACATTAACGACTCTTTTGATTTGCAAGTTAAAGACTCAACCGGATCTTATGTTTCATTATTTGGTGGAGATTTAACGGATGTTACAGTTGGAGTTTTACAAACAGGTGCAGCAGCCACAGTTGTTCAATACACGCTTTTGGCTATGGGTTCACTTGCTAGATTAACCAAAGAAATCTTTAATGACAACATTTCTCAAGATGAGGATGGTAACCAAATCTATGAC